TATCTCCATTTTTTTAATTAAATTTATTGAACTGCAAGAAATACTGACAAAATATATAGAACAATTATTGCCAATGTTATTAAACCCGCTTCGTGCATTTTCTTAAACCCCCTTTTTAATTTTTTTTTAAATAAGAATGTTTTCCCGGTAATAGCTAAAAGCTTTAAGTGCCGCTTCGTGGCTGTCAATTTTAGACAACATCCCAACATTTACTTTTTTTGAAATATCCCCGATTTTGACAGTTGTTTCGTAATATTCTTTTTTTTTATAAGTGGAAATAGTGACGGTATCGGTCTCACCGTCCAATCGTGTGAAAAAGAATTTTTCTTTCATTTTTTACTACCTCTTTTATAGTTTTGCTGCCCAGGTCAACAGGGCGTCATTTTTTTCAGCATAACATCCTTTGAAATTTTTCAGGCCTGCCAGCTCACACAATTTTTTATCAACGGCATAGATGCCGCAGTTTTTTTTTGCAATTTTACCGCCTGTCAAGTTAATCATCAGGGTTTGACGGAGATTTTTATATCCGCCACCTGCCATGTTCCTGGCGTTTCCTTTAATATGTTTTATGATGTTTTTCGTCTCTTTGTTCATCATCTTGTGCTCCTTTTTTTGTAAGTCCCTGGCCTATATAAAAGCCAGGGAGCTTTTAGTTTTTAACAGCTTCTGATGTAATATGTTATATCGTTATATTCGATACCGGCGTAATCATATTTTAATTCTTTTGCGGCGTGTTCCCAATCTATGCAGGTGCAAGGCCACTTGTTATCATCTGGAATTAAGCCGCACTCTTCAGCCAGATCCTGAGCGTATTCTTGAAAGTACGTTTCACGGACTAAGGCTTCGCCATACTCCCAATCTGGGGAGCATTCCGCGCCCTGCTCAGCAAGATACAGGAGCGCTTCCAGCTCTTCTTTTTCCTTTTCGTCAAGCTCCATTTCATCGTCTTGAAGCTCTTCAATTCTCTCGATAACGTCCCTGCTATCGAGGACATCCTGTTTATTGTTAATTTCTGTCATTTTTTCCCTCCTGTTGGTGTTGGTTTAGTTTATTTCAGATTCTTTTGCTTTAAAATGTACACACCCGAAATCAGGCCCAGTTGCTATATTAATGTCAAGCCCTGAATCATCATCAGATTGCCATATGATTTTTATATCATCAGATAATTCATTTTTTTTAGTTGAAGACCACTCTTCAAAATCATCGAAATCTTCACAATATCCATCTACCCACCATTGGCAATTCTTACAAAGTTTTTCCATCTTGTCACCTCCCGCAACTTGTTATAATTCAGCATCGGCCAGGGCCTGCACTCGATCTTTTTCAGCTTCGTCTATTTTTGCAACCTCCGCCCGCAAGAATTTTTCAGCTTTTTGAAAAGTAGCCGCCCACTTTTTGCCGGTGAAAATTTTTGTTTTTTGCCGATGTTCAATCTTGCCCCCAAGAATACAGTCTCCCCACATAGGGATTAAATCTTCTCCCATTATCCTTAGCTTATGTTTCCATCGAAACTTTTCATCTATTTTGGCGTGAAGATTGTTTTCTGTTGTAGTAACAGGAAGAAAAAGTGTTGCTTTAACTTTTATCAGATTACTTGTTTCTCTGTCTTCCTGCCCGGCTTTTTTAATCTTACATTTAATGCCGTTTTTGAATTCTATTGTTTTGCTGTTTTCAATCATTTTGTTCCCTCCTGTTTAGTTTGTCCCGGCGTGAGTGCCAGGGCTGTTTTTAATTTTCGTTTAGTCCTGAAAAGATTAAAAGCCGATTACAAAGTCTCGCAACTTCGCCGGCTTCAATCCAGCGATAAATTGCCCAGTGATTAACGTGCCCGGAAATCAGGTAATTGCCCTTGTCTGCTTCTTTGTAATTTGTCATCTTGCCCCCTTTGTTGGTTTGTGTTTGTTTGATAATTAATAACTTAATACACTTTATATTGATTGTCAAGTCTTTTTTTTAAATAAATAAAAATAAATAAAAATAAATAAAAATAAATAAAAATAAATAAAAATAAATAAAAATACTTTTAATATATATAAGGTAGGAATAATAATATATAAAGACAAGAAGGATATTATATGCTACTATTCCAGCGCCTGGCTGGGCAATATGCTTTCCCTTTTTAGGCTGAAGCAGTTTTGTTGTGTCATATAGAAAGGCAGGCTTTTATTTGGTAGGGTTGCTGCTGCTTGTGTGTGAAAAAAGTCAGATATGATGAAAAATCAGCATATAAAATAAAAATGGAAAATTAAAGTCGGGCACCATACTTTTGTGGTCGTTATATATGGTCTATGTAGTTGTTAGTCCACAACCTAAGTTCAGTTTTGGTTTTGGCAGTAGTTTTCGATCGGTATATGGCTTATGGCTGGAATCTATATATGGATTTTCTCTGGAAAAAATCTCATTTAAAAAATCTCATTTAAAAAATCTTATTTAAAAAATCTTATTTGAAAATTTTTATTTAGTTTTTTTTTAATTTCCCAAGCCACTCTTCCAATTTTTGTTTTTTTTCTTCTTCCAGTACCTGGGCATCGCTTTTGTATTTATCGAACCTAAATTCATTTGGTGCGGCATCATTCGTGCTGTTGGTGATAAACATCTTGGTGCAGTTTTCTGAGCAGGTGTTTGATTCGCTGTTAATGTCCATGGCGTCAAGCCGTGGATACGAGGTAGTTGTTTTTGGTCGTTTAGGCGCTTCGATTACCAGTTGTTTTCTTCTTTTGGCTGCGGCTGCACGTTGTTTCAGAGGTCTGCCTTTTTTGCCTGGTTTGATTTTATCGTTGTAGAAGGTTTTTCCAGCGCCTCTATATCTACCTGTCAGGATTGTGTATTCGGGTTCGTCAACGATTATATATTTTGACGCCATTTCTGCGGGGATACGGAGAGTTGCCGCGATGCGATTTACGAGATTGATGGATATATTGTGAGCGTTTTTAGAGCGCATGTATTTACTGACTGTTGATGGTGTTACGCCAAGCTCTTTACTGAAGTCAGCAACTCTCCAGTTTAGTTTTTTAAGGCGAAAGCGGATATAGTCTGTGTTTAGTTTCATAGAGTTTATTGATTTTAGGCTGTTGATATAAATAGTTGATATTAATGGTAATAAATAAAAAAGATGTTTTTTTGTGACTTTAATCTTGACATAGAAGGAGTAACGTGTCAAGGTTAAATATCTTGGAGCTTCTTTCGATGTTTATAATTTGGAGTTTAATTTAATACACTTAAAGGGGGTTACTATGCTTGAATTTAAAAAAGAGGCTGATGCGCATGAATTTGAAGGAGAAAGATATGTTGGCATAGAAAGCGTTGATGTAAAACCTATGTCGAGGTTTACTTTTTTAAAAGAGGTTAGATGTAATGAAGGGGTTCCCTTTGGTGAAGATATGCCAGGTTATTGTGTGTTGTTTGAATGGGGTGATTATGTATGGATGCCGGAGGATGTTTTTAACGCAAAATACAAGAAAGATGACGTTGCATGGGCAAAGGGGGCACCGGCTTCTTTCAAGGATCTGTATGTGATAAATGGGCTTAGAGAACGGGAAAATAAAGAATAATGAATAAAGAGCAAAGGCGAAAAACCGCTAAGTCGAAAGGTAGGAAAGCGAGAACGGTCGCGGAGATACTAAAGGCTGATAAAGAAAATCTTAAAAAGCATAAAATTCCCGCTGCTGAGAATGTAATTCGGCAAACTATTTCGGGTAGGAAAACTGCGCTGGTTAAAAGAAAAGAGAGAGAGGTTCTTGGTCAGGGGCCTACGCCCAGGAAAGGTAGTCAACGGTCAGCGGTTCGTAACCAGGCAAAAGGCAGGACGGTTGAATTAGAGGATGATGTTCTTGAAGAGAATAAGAAAAAAGCGATAAAGGTAAAAATTCGTGGGCAAAAGAAAAAAAAAGATAAAACTTCTACAGAAGGGCCTGATAAATTTGAATGGGAAAAGGAAGTTGTTAATGATGGCGGCACTTTTGTTGATGGCAGCGGCCAGGAAATAATAGATGCGCCTATTGTTAAAACAAAGAATGAAGAGCAGGCTGGAGATTTTCTTGATCTTGAGCTTAAGGCCAAGGCTGAAGACTCTATCCAGGGTGGTATGGTTGGTGAGAAGTTTGAGAAATCAAGGAAAAAAAGAGCGGCTGAAGAGGCGTATATTATAAAGAAGTACCGTCAAAGAGAGCAAATGGATATTGCGAGAAAGGCAAAATCGAAAGTCCATGATGAAAATGGTTTAATGGAAGGTGAAACCAGTCTTGAAGCGGCTGTTATGCAGGGACTTTTATTACTGAGAGAGCATCGGAAGGTTTTACATGCAGGGATGCTTGAAGCAAAACAAATAATTCTTGAGGTTAAGCATGAGCGAATTAAAAATGATTTACTTAAAAAAGATGGTAAAAAAAAGAAGCTTAAAACAGATATTAAAGAAAAAAGCCTTGAAGGTCGGGCAAAGTTATTAACGGCAGCAACAGCGGCTTTGAAGCAATTAATTCCATTGGAGCGGCAGACTTATGATTTGGATAATGTGAATGATGGGTTGATGGAACATTTGCATCGTGTCCGGGAGCATGGTAAGATTGTTCGGGATGAAGAGGCTTTAACTGAGGCAATTGGAGATACGGGCGGTCGTGACATGCAGTTAATTGCTTTTCCGTCTGCTCCGATGTCCTTGGCAAAATGGGAAATGGAGATGTCTCATTTAAATAGAAATAAAAATATAGGTGGCGGTGAAAAAGCCATGGCCGAAAAAGAACAGCAGGTTATTGTTGATGAAGACTTGAACCTTGCTTTAGGTCGTGATAAAAAAGCGCCCTTATTGACTGTTGACGACCGGACGCCTGTTCAGATTAGGAAATCGGCTGATAAGATTCAAAGAAAAAAAGGTAGAATTGGAAGGCCTCGGAAGGGCAATTAAATTGGAAATGAGTATATGAAAGTGAGTATATGGGAATAAGGAAAAAAGTTATTTGGGGGCCACAGCCAGGGCCTCAAGTTGAAGCGGTAACTTGTCCTTGTGATTTTACGTTTTTTGGTGGATCTCGTGGTGGCGGGAAAAGTGATGCGCTTCTTGGCCGTCAAATTATGGGTGCCATCAGATATGGTACGGCTTGGAACGGTTTAGTTTTAAGGCGAAAGTATAAAGACTTTGCTGAATTGCGAAGGCGCACTGATGAATTAATTGTTTCAGGGTTGCCTTGTGAACGCATTGGTGGAGACCAACAGGTTAATGCTATAAGATTTGATAATGGCGCGAATTTTAAATTTGTTGCCGTGCATAGATTATCAATCGTTAATGATTTTGTTGGGCAGCAATTTACAGAAATCTCTATTGATGAGTGTACGACTTTTCCTTTTTTCAGCAAGATGGTTGATAAGCTCCAAGGTTCTTGCAGGAGTCCACATGGAGTTCCATCTCATTTTTTTGGTACGGGCAATCCAGGCGGAGTTGGGCATAATGAGGTTAAGCAGTTTTTCCAATTAGGTTCTGGTGGGTTGCCGCCTAAAACTATAATGCGAGATGAGATTGAAACGCCTTCTGGAATTGTTCATTTCACTAAAATTTATATTCCTTCCTTTTTAAAAGACAATCATATTCTCTGTAAAAATGACCCAAGATATGTTGCTAAACTGATGGCAATTCGTGATCCTGCGTTAAGAAGAGCTTGGCTTGATGGTGATTGGGATGTTTTTATTGGACAGTCTTTTGTTTTCACAGCTGAAACACATGTCGTTGAAAATAATTTCCCAATTCCTACAAATGCTCAAATTTATATGACTTTTGATTGGGGCTATGGCGCACCATTTTCAATTGGTTGGTGGTGGGTTGATGATGAAACAAGAATTTTTCGGTTTAATGAATGGTATGGATGGAATGGAGAGGTTGATACAGGTTTGCGCTTGGAGGATTCTAAAATTGCTGAAGGTATTTTAGATAGAGAAGCGTTGATGGGGCTTGAAGGTCGGCAAGATAAAATTATAAGATTATGCGATCCGACTTGTTTTAATAAAAAGCCTGATTATAAAGGTGGTGGTCAAGGGCCAAGTACCGCTGAAGTTTTTAAAAATTTTGGAATACATTTAAGGCCTGGAGATCCGAATAGAAGCTTAAAAATCAGGCAAATTAGAGAACGGCTTGCTATTCCGGAAAATAAAAATGAATTGCCTTTGTTGGTTGTTTATCGTAGATGCGAACAGTTTATAAGGACAATACCGACTCTTTGTAATAGTGAAGAAAACCCAGAGGATATTGACCAGGGGCAAGAAGACCATTGTTACGATGAAGCGGCTTTAATTGCAATGGCAAGACCGGTGGCGGTCAAGGTGTCAAACCAAAATATAAAAGCAGCGAAAACCTATATTGAAAAAATTGAGTCAAAATTAGATAATGCATCAAAAGCTGCCTGGCGTGAATTACGAGCAATTCAAAAAGAAAATGAAGAGGAAGATCTTGAAGACGGAGAATACATACAAATTGGCTAATAAAAAAGTTGTTAAACTGCCTGAAGATATTTTTATTAGTAAATCTTTTGATGGAAATAGTATATTTAAAAATAAAGAAAATGTACGGTCTGTTTTAAATAAATCAAGTAGGAGCCCTTGTTATGATTGTAAATTGTTAAAAGCAAATAAAAATAATCCGGTTTGTATTACATGTAAGAAAATAGCTATTTTTAATGCAAGACAACGAAAACAATAAAAAAACAATAGAAAAACAATAGAAAAACAAAAGGAGCTTGCACATGTATGAAAATTTTTTAATAATTTTTGGAATTGCTTTTTTTATCACAATCTTTTGTTTTATTATAAAGATGGATATAGATAATAAAATAAAAATAACGAACAAAAAAATAAAAATAATGAACAAAAAAATAAAAATAACTCATGGGATGTTAAGAAAAATGAATAAAAAAACGCCAAAAAAGATTACACAAGGCATTAAACTACAAGCCGTTGACGAAAACGAGCAAAACATTTTTTTTACAAATCCAGAAAAACCTGATAGTAATGATAACGAGAAGAATAAAAATGATGATGACAAAGATTCTCTTTTTATTGTAAATTAATGATAAAAGAATAAAGAAAAAAGGAAAAAAATAAAATGGAAAATTTATCATTTACCAGGCTTACTAAAAAAGAAAAAAAAGAACCTGAGCGGCTCGTTAGATTTACGGATGATTTTTTTGATTCACAGCTTGATATTTCACGTAGAATCCTGGAAAAAATTTGGTTCAGAAATATTCTTTATTATATGGGTGAGCAATGGTTGTCTTGGGCAGCTAATGACAATTCATTTAAGCGCATTGCAACAAGTGTTTCTATGCCAACACCGGTTACAAATATTATTCGTGACTTTACAAGATCAATGAAAGCTTTGATTTTGAATAAAGATTTTGAGACTACTGTTTGGCCGAACTCTGATGAGCAAGAAGACAAAGAAGCTGCGAAAACAGGAGAAATTTTTTTAAATTATCTTGATACGAAAAACGATGAAGAGTTTATTGATGAAAAAGAAAAATGTGCTATCTGGATGATTTTAACGGGAACTTCTTTTATAAGAACTTTTCCTAAAGTTTCCATTAATAGAGGAATGGGTTTTGATGAAGATGGCGTGCTTATTAAAAAAGGTGAAATTATTGATGAAACAATTCCGCCTTTTAATATCGCTGTTAGTTCTTTAGGGGATAAAATACAAAGTAAAAAATATATAGGGATAAAATCATTAAAAGATCGGGAGTGGGTTGAGGATACTTTTAATGTTTTATTGCCTTCAGATGATGATACCTTTGCTATTAATTATCAAAAAAAATTAATGAAATTTGTCGGAAATGTATCAGCTTGGAAGGGAGCTAAGCTTGAAAATTTATCAGCGCTTGATGATGAATCTTCTGTGTTGTTTAAAGAAATAGAATATGCCCCAACAAAAGATTTTCCAAATGGTAGGTATTCGGCAACTTGTTGCGGAAAAAAGATTTTTGATTATGAAAAAATGCCAATTCCTGTTGATGGAGAAAAATGGAATTATTCTGTAACTGATTTTCATTATCATTATGTGCCTGGCAGGTATTGGTCTGATTCAAGTGTTAATGATTTAATCAGCCCACAGAATACGATCAACAGGATTGACCAAGCGCTTGAGACAAATAGAGATGGGCTTGGTCGACCGGTTGTTATGCTTGGTTCGGAAATGGGACTTAAAAAGTTATCTCAAGCAGGGCAAAGTTTTTTACTTTTAAAATATGATGGATTGCTTTCTGGCGGGTTAAAGCCTGAAATACATAATGGAACACCTTTACCTGTTCAGGTGCTAAATGAGAGAAATGTTCATGTGGCAGCGGGTCAAGATGCTGCTGGTGATCCTAAAAATATTTTAAGAGGTCGGGCTCCAGGTTCCCAATCTTCAGGAGTAATGGTTGATTCTTTAAGAGCGGCAGCTGAGTTAGGGCACTTTCCGGATATTACAAGATTTTATCGTAGCATTAAAAGGATTAATAAAAAAAGATTAATTTTGGCGCAATACGTTTATACTGAAAAACAAATGATTAAAATCGGTGGCAAAGGATCGGACGTTAAGGTTAAAGCATTTATTGGTGCTGATTTAAGAGGCAATACAGATGTTCAATTGGAAATAAGTTCAGGAATTGCGGCAACAGAAACAGGCCGGACACAAATGTTAATGAAATTAATTGAGTCTGGCTTTTTTTCTGAAGAAACATCTCTTGATCCTGCCTTTAGGATTGACCTTCTTCAAAGAATGGGCTTGAGCACTTTTAGCAAAGAAATAAGCCCTGATATAGAAAGGGCTTTATCTGAAAATGCGAAAATTGCAGGAGCGGGCATAGATGATTTTCAATTGGTTGAAGAGGATACAATGATGGGAGCCGTAAAAGTTTTTACTTTGCCTGGGATTTTTTTAACCATGCAAACGGCTAATGATGCAGAGCCAATGGTTTTGGGTGAAGATCCTTTATTTAAATACGATGATCATGGTTCTCATTATGAAACCCATAGGCTTTTTTTGTTAAGTCCTGAATTTAAATCTCTTAGTATGCCTGCCCAAACTGTATTAATTCACCATACAGATATTCATAAATCAATTTTTGATATGCAGCAGCAAGAGCAGCAACAAGCTGCAATTATGCAAGAAAAAGAAAAAAAAGGTTTGACAAATGAAACCATATAAGGAATCTATAATAAAGATAGTATAAAATTCTTTTATATTTTTATAAAATAAATTTAAAAAGGGATAAAAAATGGAAAAAGAAAAAGACATTACAAAAGATGGTGATGTAGAAAAAAATGTTGTAGCAGATGGCGTTGCAGCTATTGTTGATACCAAAAGCAAAACTGATGAGCAAAATTTAAATGAAGAAAATAGAAATCAGGAAATTGTTGAAAGTCTTTTGGCTGATAATAATATTGATTCTGTTGAAGAGTTGCAAACGCTTATGTCGTCTTTATTAGAGATGAAACAAAAACTTGGTGGCGATAGTCTTCAGGAGCTTAAAGAAACAAAAAAGCTTATGGAAAAATATCAAGAGCACTGGGCAAAAGAAGCGGCAGATGAAGCAGAAAGCGAAGAGTCTGATAATGAAACAATTGCCAGATTGAAAAAAGAAAATGCACAGCTTATTAAAAAGGAAGATGTAAATAAAAAAGAAAAAGTTCAGGCGGCTAAAGCTCAGAAAGTTTTAAAAGATTTTGGCAATGTTGTTAAGAAAGAGATTTCCAAGGACGCCTCAATTCCTAAAGAATTTCATAATTTTTTAACTGAATTTATGGGGGTTGAAAATCCAATCAATAACATTGACATGACAAATTTGGCAAAAATTAAAAAAACAACAAAATCTGGAATTGAAAAATTTAAAAAATTTGAAAAGGCTATTATTAAAAATTATTTAAACAATAAAGAAAAGTTACCTCCAGGTATGTCCAGTTCGTCTGAATCCGCTGGCGAAAAACCAAAAAAGGTTAAAAACATTAAAGATGCCAGGGGTCTTGCGATTGAACGTATTTCGGCTGCCATTAAAGCAGGTTCGAGATAAAATATATAAGGGAAGTAACTTCTTTTTGTAATATTATAAGAAAGGAGTTTTATCATGGCTGATTATCATGTTTTAGCTGCGATTCAAGATACACTCAAAATAGTATATGGGGAAGGTATTACAAATCAATTTAAAGGCGAAAAAACCACTTATAACCATTTTCTGAAATCAAACCGAAAACCGGCAGGCTTAGGTTATGTATTCGCGACTCGTTATGCCAGGGCACAAGGTATCGGTGCAAGGAAAGAATCTGTTATGTTGCCGGAAGCGCTGGTTGGCAAAACAGATCAATCCAAAATCTTGCCTAAATATAATTATGGGGTTCTCCGGTTGTCTGGCCCCATGATTGAGGCATCCAAAGGAAATATCGGCGCGATGGTTGATGGGATGTCTGATGCCGTTCAGGATATCTATCAGGGAATTGTTGTTGATCTTAACCGTCAAAGTTGTGGAGATGGCTTTGGAGAACTTGCGACTCTTTCAGCAAATTCTGATGCATTATCGCAATCGGCAGAATGGGATGTTACCTGTAACGTTGCCGGTGGCATAGGCGTTTCTAGATGTATTGAAGGAATGCTAGTAGATTTTTATGCTGCCGGCACAGCGATTGACCAATCATCAGTCGCGAGTAGAATTGCAAGTGTCAATCCTGCCACTAATGTTATTACCATGGAAGCGCACGATGCTGAGTATATGGCAAGCCATCCAATTACGGCGGCAAGGGGTTATACTATTGTTGAAGAAGCTGTCCCAAGCGGATCTCGTGTTGTAAGGATTGGCGCGAGAGAAGCAGCACATGCCACAACAAATACACCTATTGAAATGACTGGTCTTGATGGTATTTATGACGATGGAACATTATTGGCATCTTTTCAGGATATTACCGTTGCCGATAATCCAAAATGGGCCGCAACATTGCTTGGAAACTCAGGGACACCAAGAGAATTAACCCTTGATCTTATGTTGCAGGCTATTGATGTTTCAAGAGTAAAATCTGGAAAAGCCATTCAGACAATGCGTATGGGTGTTGGTCAGAGACGTAAATATGCCGGTCTTTTAATCGGGGATGTTCGTTTTGCTCCAACTACACTAAGGGGCGGGTATGAAGTTTTAACTTTTTCAGCTGGTGATGGTTCGATTGAAATGGTTATTGATCCTTCTTTATCGCCAGGTAAAATTTTCTTTGAGCCAAATAATGTTATTAAGAAATATGAGCTGACTCCTCTTGGATGGGGAAATCTTGATCAGCAAATTCATCAGAGAAGTGGATATGATGAATGGGATCAGTTCTTGAGAATTTACAGTAACATCGGTTGTGAACAAAGAAATTGCCTGACCCTACTTACTGATTTAATAGAGCCTTCTTTATTTACATAGACTCTTGAGAATTTAACTTTTAAAAAATTAAAGTTCCTGGGAAATTTAATTTTTTCCTGGGAGCTTTAAAAAATAAAGGAAAACTTTTTGTATACACCTGATAATACCTTCATGAAAAGGTTAAAAACTTTAGATAAAAAATTAGGGTGTTCATTCGCTCAAACTCATGGGCATTTTGTTGTTACATATAAAAGAGCACATGGCGGGGCCGTTCCAATTATGGTTGTAAAAAATGAAAAAAACAACGGTTTCAGACAGCCTGATGAACGAGATTTAAAAAAATTAATGGCTGGAGATATGCAAAATTCTACCGCCAAGCAACAGATACAAAAAACAGCAGCATATATGGAGAATGTTAGAGAAAAAAGCAAAAAAGATGCAGCAGATAATTTTCGTAATATGACCAAAGATGATAAAATTCAATTGTCAAATACCTTGGTTAAAGCTTCTGGAAGCGGGAAAGGCAATTCAACCTTTAGAAGGATAACGCCAAAAACAATAGGTCGAAAAATTTAATAACTTTATAATAATTTTTATAATGATTTTTAAAAACAAGGAGATTTAAAAAAATGAGTACAGTATTATTTAACCCAACAAATGAAAGATTTATGACACAATATATTGGTGAAGATGTTGCCCTTGAGCCATATCCTGAAAAAGGGCATATGTTGCGAGTAGATGATGCCAGAGGCCGACATGTTTTAAATGTTCTTGGGCCAAGAGGACTTTGCACTTTAAATTATGGAGATGATGACGAAGTAAAGAAAAAAAAAGCCGTTAATGGCATTGCCCGGAATAAAGCTTTTAAGCGAAAAATGATCATCCAGTTTAACCAGCATAATCAATCGAATGAACAAAGAAATTTGCCGCATCTTGTTCCTTCAGAGCAATTGAAACAATATGCCAATGAGATGGGTATCGGATTAATTGAACCCTATACAGTTGCAGATGAAGAGCGAGCAGAGATAAGCATGCTTAAGAAAAAACAAAATAAGGATGCTGTTTTAATCAAAAAACGCGACAAAGAAATTGAAAAGTTTAAACAGCAAATATCCGGGCTGACAGAACAGGTAGCCAATTTAATTTCAACGTTTAAAGACCCTGGTAAAAAAGAAAACATTGTTGCAAAAAAAACAAAACAAGAAAAAGCTGAAAAAACATTACAAACATCTGAGGAAGGATCTTTGGAAATTGACTCAGAAGAGTTACGAAAACAATTTGTAAATTTTAATAAAGAAGAATTTAACAAATGGATTCAAGGCCAAGAACAACTTTATAAAATGTTGCCGGTTTCAGCACAGGAAGAAATTCTTGCTGCATTTTCATTTCACAATCCGGGAAAGCCTTTTATCTTTTAATGGTTTTTCTTTTTAAATATTTTTTTAATCAATATTTATTTTTAAATATTTGTTAAAAAAGGAGGTGTTTAAAAAAAATTAAATAAAATAAGGGTCTTATGTTATGAGCTACAATAATTGTTATGAAATTTTATCTGAGATTAGATATAATTTAAATGAGCATAGCTTGTCTCTTGTGCAGGATGAATCGGAAGGCGCTTTTGCGAATGAAGCGATTATCCGTAAAATAAATGCAGCGCAAGAATTTTTATTCGCAATTCTTTCACAACGTATCCCAGAACAATTTACAAAAACAGTTGATCTTGTTGGAGTAGATTCTGTTTATACTCTCCCCCCTGATTTTTCAAGAATCCGTTGGTTTAAAGATAGTGGTGGTGTTCCTATTGTCCCAATGAGCATTAAGTATCTTCAAAAATCTGATGATTATGGTGCAAAAAACACGTATTATCGTAAAAATAACACCTTGTGTTTAAACCGATCCGGCATTACTGAAACATGCACTTTGTTTTATAGATGGAAACCCAGAAAAATTACAGCCGGCAAAGCTGTTACAGGAGCGTTAAATTCTATGACTCTTGATATAAAAGCGATTGATAGGGCTAATTATTATGAAGGCATGATTCTTGAAAATATAACACAGGACTGGTATTCAAATATTTCTTTATATCGAACAAGTGTTGCGAATAAGCGGGTTGCAACAATGGAGGATGAGACAGTTACTTGTACTCAAGGTGATTTTTACGGCATAGTCAGTGACATACCCGAAGAATTTCATTTTTTAATTCCATTAAAAGCCACAATTTTTTTAAAGTCATTACCTCTTTCACAAGATAGGCCGACAAGATCAGAAATAAACGATTTTAATATGATGTTACTTGAAACATTACGTGCTTATGCGGGGACAAATGAAGATATAAATTTTGATGAAATGTTTACAGATTACAACATTACTACATTGGAGCACTTATAATGTTAAAACAATTAACAGGAATACGTGGTGTTCCGTTGCAGGGTGGAGCAGTTACGGTAAGAAATGCTGCTCAATTGCCGTATGGTACTTTTTCAGAGATGGAAAATTTACGAAATAGGCATCCTGGCTTAGTGCTTAGAGGCGGTCAAGAAAAATTACACGTAGACGCTATCGGAGCTCCAGATAGGATTACCTCTTTATTTCAATTTAAAAAAACAGAATTTGATGAAGACCATTTTTATGCTCAAATAGCAGATGGGAATATTTATGAAGCAAATATTATGCCACCTGTTTCAGGTTTAGGTGCTTTTGGTTTATCTGTTTTTGCTGGAAGTGTTGGACAAGTTCCAGCATCATGGGCTATTCTTGTTGATACTCTTTTAATGGCAAATGGTGTTGATCAACATCAAATTTACGCTGGAGATAAAAGTTATGTAGATAAGCTTATTGCTTATCGTAGTGGCAGCGGTGATATTCCTTTTTTACCAACAATAGGTGAAGACTTATCACTTGCCGTAAGAAATACAAGAGATGATGATTTGGCAGACATTAGCAGCCTTTTGTCATTAGTATCAGGGCATTGTCTTTTTATAAGAACCCCTGTGCCTGTAACCGGTTTTTATTTTACAATTAAAAATGCAAATACAACGGCAACTTCTCTGACTGTAAAATATTTTAATGGTGATTTTATGCCAGTTTTTAATTTAGTTGATGGGACAAAAAATGGTTCTGTATCTTTTGGTCGTTCCGGTGAAATTTCTTTTGATACGCAAGTGGATATTCTTCCCAAATATATGTATGGAGCTAATGCTTTTTGGTATCAGTTGTCTTTTTCTACTCAGCTTAGTCCAGATGTGAAAATTAATACCATAACATATAAAACAGACTTTCAAAGCATAACTAATGTTTGGAATGGCGTTTATGATGACGCTGTTGAGGTTCGAGTTGATGGCGTTGATAATGAGTTTACTTATCCTTCAGGGGCTGTTGATATAAGTGAAATTACGATTAATACACCAATAAGATTTGCCGCTACTGATAAAATCGAAGGAATATATATTGATGTTGGAGCTACTCCAAATGAAACAGGAGCAACAATATCAGGAATTAGATATTGGACTGGTGTGGATTTCGCTTCAGTAGGTGATTTTGATGACGGAACAAACGGACTATCTAATTCAGGATTAATTAAATTTGATAGAAAAGATGCACAACCACATCAATATAATACTTCTGGATATCATGCTTTCTGGTATGATTTTTATCTTGATACAGTCGTTGCTGAGGACGTGGTTATTTCAATCCAGGTAATGCCATATTTTGACATAAATGAACTTGGCCGAAGTTATTGTAATTGTGCCTGGAAAGATAGAGCTATTTATTCTTTTGACCAATATGGTGCATATATTTATATTTCCCAGGTCGGTAGCCCCATGGTATTAAATGGTACCGATTATGGTATTTTAAAAGCAGGAGATGGCAGGTCGAATAAAATTGTAGCCATGCAAAGATTTCACAATGAGCTTATGGTTTGGCAAGAAGAAAAAGGTGTTGCCGGCGGTTGCGTTACCTTGTTTGAAGGCTATTCACCTGAAACATTTGGAAAATTGTTACTTTCAACTAAAATTGGTACAATGAATAGTCAATCTGTTGCCGTGGTTGAGGGAGTTTTAACAGCAACAGCAACAGATGAGGTAATTAGAACACTTGTTTTCTTTTTATCAAGATCCGGTGTTTGCGTTACTGATGGTAGAACAATTTCTCTTGTTTCAGATGATATTCAAAATTATTTTGATTCTAAAAAAGATGAATATATTAATTGTATTTATGAAAAAAAAATGTGGTTAATGCATGATTCTTCCGATAATGTTTTAAGGCTTGGTCTTGTGTCTGGGACATTAGCAAGCGATGTAAATGTTTTTCCTGTTTTTGATCTTGTAAGCAAAACTTGGGGATTTGATACATACGAGCACAAACCTACATGTATGATTGAAATAGGAACATATCGTGTAATGCAAGTTGCCGGTGGTCTTACTGGGTTTGTTTATTTAATGAATGAAGCCAGCCGGGATATAGACACAGCTATTGATGGTAATGTCCGCATTGAATTTAATTATAATGGCGAAGTCCTTCAAATGCGAGAATATTTAATTCGTTTCGGTGCCCAGGTTAGAGGGGATGTTATTCTTGAATTTTTTAAAAACAATATTGCTTGTTTAAATAAAACGCTTTCAATGAGGGCAGAAAATCCTGCTCAAATTGTAAAAAGAGAACGAGGCTCTGTAAATATTATTGACCAAAATATTTCAGTAAAGATTAGTATTTCAGGAGACAACATAGAAATGAATTTAATAGAATTTGGAACATTGGTAAATATTTGGGATAGACGATAATTTTGGAGAAAAATAAATGCAAGATGTTACTAATCAATGGAAAAGAAAGTTTTTAGAATGCAAGGATATTGTTTTGGCCGGAAAAGTGGAACCAATTATTTTAAAATCGGAATGTAGGCCTGTTATACAAATTAAGGAACAAAAAAATGCCAAACATAATAAAAGAAACAGCAATTGAAAAAGGTTCGTTTAAAATAAAAAATGAATGTTTTGATGAATCTGGGAATGCTATTCCGCCGGACTCATTATCTTGGACGCTTACAGATATCAAAGGCGTTGAAATTATTAATTCAAGAGAGGAAGTTCCAATAATTACACCGGCGGAAGAGAATATAATCTTGTTGTATGGAGATGACTTGGCAATTGACAATAAAGAAAAAACCGATAGAGTAATTTTATTTGAAGGTACATATACATCAGGTGATTTTGGGGCGAGTATTCCAATAAAAGATGAAGCTGTTTTCACAATTATTCCATTAACAAAAGCAGGTATTTAAAGGTTTTTTGATATGGCGTGGTTAGGCACTTGGGCAAAACGAATAAAAATTTCTGTTGATGCAGATGAGATAAGCGCTGCTTTAACGAATTTTCCTATACCTGTATACTTATCCGCCTCATCTGGGATTAGTGATGATGATGTTTCTTGCGTTTTTGATGAACTTTCTTCGGATGCAAATCGTTTAAAAATAGCGATTACAACTTCAGATGGAACAACTCAGTGTTATTGTGAGATTGAATTTTGGGATGATGCGAATGAAAAAGCATGGCTGCATATAAAAAATCCATCTATTTCAAGTTCAGCGGATACAGATTTTTATCTTTATTACGATTCAAGCCAATCAAACAACACTACCTATGTTGGAGATACAGACAGCACGGCGGCACAAAGCGTTTGGGATAGTCATTTCAGCCTTGTTCACCATATGAACCAAGACCCTTCTGGGGGAAGTGGATGTATAAAAGATTCAACCAGCAATAATTATGATTCAACGCCTGCTGGAACTATGCTTTCTGGGGATCTTGTATCAAGTAAGTTTGGGAAAGGAATAGATTTTGATGGTTCGGACGATTGTTTAACAAACTCAGTGTCAGAGCCAGGAGGGGATACAGAAATAACTCTTGAAGTAGTTGTAAAGCCGGCTTCTTTCGGTGCTGGTACTGATAAAAAAACAATAGGAGTGTTTTCTCGTTCTGGATCTCCCGATGTAATCTTAGATTTTAGTGGCAATACAGGAAGATTCGGCTGTCGTATAAATGTTTCTTTTTATAGCGTTGCGACGACTTCTTTGTCTACAGATACATGGTATTACCTTGGAGGCACATGGAAAAGTGGAGAAGCATTAAGCCTTTTAATGAATGGCAATTCGTTTAATTCGGCAAATACACCAACAGGTTCTTTGTATGATTCAAATGATGGATTTAAGATAGGATATCTCCCTGTAACTGGTAGATATATAAATTCTGATATAGATGAAATTAGGGTATCTGGTTGTAAAAGATCGTCTGCCTGGAGAAACGCAACATATAAAGGTTTGTTTGATGAATTATTAACTTTCGGTTCTGAAGAAATAGGCTCTGGTGTCAGTGCTAATTTATTAACTTTAAAGCTTACACCAAAAGCTTCTGAAGTTGGTTCCTTTTTATCTATAGTCCGACCCGACACACAATATTTAAATTTTGAAATTTTAACTCCTGAAATAAAAATCCCAACAATAGCTAACGCGAGCTTACAGTTTTTAAGATTTATCTCAAAAGAAGCCACTATTCATATTCCAACTGTTATTCTTCCGAAACGATTAAAAACATTTTTTCAAATGCAACCAGCTGATGCAATTGGGAATCAAACATCTTTTTTTTATAATAATTTTTTTCATACCATTGGAAATAAAACGCATGACTTAACTGTAGATACGGTAAAATGTTGTTTGTTGCTTTCAACATACACACCAAACGTTGAAAGTCATTATAAATATTCAGATGTAAACTCTTTTGAAATAGCGGCAAATGGTGGATATTCTACCGGCGGGGTGACTTTAACAAATAAAGAACTTTTTCGATCGGGAAATAAAAACATTTTTAAAAGCGATAAGCCTTATTGGGATAGTTTTAATGCAAATTTTCGATATGTGGTTTTATATAATGATTCCCTGGTTGATAAAAATTTAATTTGTTATTTTGATATGGTAACGGATGAGGTTGTTTCAACTAATTTTTTGTTGTCTTTTTCTGGGCAAGGGTATTTAGGTTTTAAGGCAGGTAATTAAAATGGCTTGGTTATCGGGTTGGCAGTATAGAATATTAATGAAAATAAATGTACCTGATGCTGGATTCATTCCAAGAGGTGTGGTACCTATAAAAATTTCTACATCTGCCGGTATATCCAACCAGAATTTAACTGATATATTTACTAAGCTTGGAATAAATTCTTTAAAAATAGCGGTTACTTTGCCAGATGGAACAACTCAGTGTTATTGTGAAGTAGAACTTTGGGATAATGTAAATAAAATAGCGATTTTACATGCAGGTATAGCGACAAAACAATTTGATGAATATATGTACCTGTATTATGACAATACTCAAAGTGATAATACAACCTATATAGGTGATATTACAACATCTATTCCTGCTAAAGTTTTTGGTTCAGTTTGGGACGATCCTAATATGCACGGCGATGGCGCAAGCGTTATCTACCATATGAATCAAGATCCTTCCGGTGGTAGTGAATGTATAAAAGATTCAACTGGAAATAACCATGGAACACCTGCTGGATCAATGACTTCAGGCGATCTTGTTGATACTGATTTTGGAAAAGGACTTACGCTTGATGGTATTGACGATTTAATAGCAATTTCAGGGCTTACACTTTCAGCCGATAATGCATTTACAGTTCTTGCTCGATATAAATTAGCAGATACAGACACTGTAAAAAGTCTGCTTTGTCGGTCAGATGACAACAGCATCTTTAATTGGAAAGTAGATTTGCCAAGAAGTTCAACAGATTTAACAGCGACTTTTAGAGTTTGGAATTGGAGAGAAGCTACTCCAGTTTATAATTATTATTATTATTATTTTATGAATACTTTTTACCCTTATTACACTTCCTTAAGGGATGTTTATAGCACGGCTTCTTTTTCTTATAGAGAGTACGGCAATTATGCTACTAATTTTCAATTGCCGCCTGAGGAAGAAGGAGCTGATTTTGTAAAATATGGTAACAGCCCATTGTACAGTTTTCCATTAAGAATCTCTGATGCAACAAAGGATTGGCATATTGGCGGGGAAGATACACTTTCCGGTCAATATTTTGAAGGCGTTATAACTGAATTTAGGTTTTATAATTATGAACTTGAACAGACCGAAAAAGATCTTTTCCATTATGGGTATAAAGATGAACTAATTGAATATTATCCTCCATCTGAATATGCTAAAGTTGACCCCTTAACCATTTCTTTACAATTTACAATAAAGGAAGCAGAACTATGTAATATTGTTGTTCCAGGGAAACAATCTTTGCTTCTTGACCAAAAAGATAGTTCTGTTCGCACGTTCAAATCGGCTGCATTGCAAAGAACTGATGCGGTTATTACACCACAATCAGCACACCTTGCATCAATTTTTTTGGCTGAAACAATTAGTTTTTTATTAACATTAAAACCAGCAACCTTATTTTATGTAATTGATTTAAACTTAAACGATGTTCAATCTTTATTATTTTCATCAAAGGCTATTGAGGTTCCAATGTATGGTAGAATGTTACCTGCAAAAATCACGGCCACTAAATCAAGAATAGATTGTTCGGCTACAAAAAGTTATATGGAGATAACTGGACAATCTTCAAAGATTTTAATGGAAGGTGTTTAGATAAAAAAATAAATATAAAAATAAATATAAAAAATTAAAAAATAACAAAAGGGGTTAAAAAATGGCAGATACTATTTTTAATAATTTTATAGATAAATTTGGTGAGAAAGTATTTGATATGTCTAATGATGTATTTAAGATTATCTTATTGAACGATACATACACAATAAATGAAGATGAAATTAATTATGGAGATATTTTGTCCACAGAAGAATTGGCTACTGCTGGTGGATATACGGTTGGTGGCGTAACATTGACATCTGTTACATGGGAGGCTGATTCAGGAACAAATACTTTTGATGCTGCTAACGTTTCATGGCCAGCGGCAACTCTTACAGCAAGATATGCAATTATTTATGATGATACTGTAACAGATGATCCTGTTGTATGCCTTATTGATTTTGGTGAAAACAAATCAGCGTCAGCAGTTACTTTTGAAATTAGATTTAATGACGATGGAATTTTTACTTTGGCTCAGGGTGCTTAATAAAATTAAATAAAAAAATTAATAAAAAAAAGGTTGCAGTTTTTCATGGCTAAGGATTATGCTCGGCGCACATATGTTTCAAATGGTGAGTATGGCGACCAGATGAAAATGCATAGCATTGAGGAAATGGATAGGATTCGGCATGAACCGCATTCTGAATTTCAAAAACCATATCCAACTCATGGGGATCCTGCTGATATACCAAATGATACATATTTTGAGATGGAATATTTTCAGCCATATCCACCTGGATATCCTGGTTGGAGTTATCCGCAATCTCCGGATATACCATTTACATCTCTCACAGTAGAAGATACCCCATATGTTCCTGATCTTTGGTTTCATTGCATGGGCGATCCTTGTTATTGCCCAGGAGAGGTTGTGACAAAAAGCTTTGTCTGCTCTGCTGATGTAGTTGGATATAGAATAATATCTGGCAACGAAGAAGGTTTTTTTACAATAAATGCAGCCGATGGCAGTCATATTACGATATCGGCTGATGCTGAAGCAGACGGAGGCTTTAGTTTTGAAATAGCTTTAAGGCGCTTAATTTATAGAAATAGTAGTGGGGCATTACTCGATGTTCCAATTGCTGTTTATGAAACACTTGAATATAGTGTTGGTCGTTGTCCTATAGATGAATGTTGCGGTGATATTTCCGAAGAAGATATTTTACGATTTGAGGAAGAGGATAATTCTGATACCATAGGTAGAAATTCGAGTATAACCGTTATGGCTATAGGCGGGATTACGGGTGAAGTTGATTATCATTGGACAATTTCTGGAACGGGTTTTTGGCTTGACGAAGCGTGTACAATAACAGAAGAGCATACTGGTTTTAAAACTCATTTGATTTACACAGACGATACAGCTTGTGGTACTGGTACTGTCTCTGTTGAAGATAGATGTGGTAAAGCTGAATGGGTTGTACGATGTACTGTGGGATATTGGAATGAAATTATACCAGCATCATGCGAAACATCAGGTGGGAACTATAAGGTTTCGTATTATCAAATAACTGGGAAATACCGGAATTATCAACTTTATGCTGGTTGTGGTGGAGCAGGTGCCGGTTTTTGGGTATTTCAAGAAAATTGCATGGAACATTATAATGATAATTCACAATATCATTGTACTGCTATATCAGGAAATTGTGCAACTCATTGGGCATGTGACAATGATCATGGTTGTACCGAATGCATTCCAAACTCAGGCCCGAACTCTCCTCCTTATACCGGTTCTTGGAATTGTTGGAGTGATATTTGTCAAGGGCCAGTTAATTATTCTTGGTCAACTATGGCAAAATGCACACAAATTTTACGATTATGGGAGTGGATATGTTTTTAATGGCAAGAATAGAAGAAAAAATTCAAGTTTTTAGCCTTAAAATGATTCAGGATTTTGTAACCATGTTAGAATATTTTGAAACAAATGATATTGAACTTGAAGATATTAAAGCATATAAAACTTTTAAAATTGAAAAAGCTGAACGAAATCATCAAAAAGATATGCAGCGGAATATCGATAGACAAAAAGAATGGATACTTAAAGGTAAAAAATGTCCTTATTGTAAAATTGCATTGATATTGGCTGAAGTAAATACGTTGCCTGGTAATCAAGTTGGAGGCGGTTTAAAAACTCAATGGTTTTGTCCTGATCAAATTGGATGCGGATATGTTAATTATTCGACTCTTTCGATTAATCAATGGATGAAACGATTAAAAATTAAAATATTTGGTGATGAAAAAAAGCAAAGAGTAAAAAATCAAAGAACAAAAGTTACGGCTGATTGCCAAAAAATAAAAAAAAGGAATTAATGCCATGACCATTCAATATATAGGCACACATGCAAGCCTTGGTGTTCCAGAATACGAAACAGTTAGGCCGGAAGAAGAGGAGCAGGAAACAGTTCAAACGCAAACAACCGTCACTACACCTCAGAGACAAGGCTCGGCACCATCAATGCCTAATTTGCCTGAATATAATGCGCCTGAATATGATGAACGAAAAGTGGACGCTTTAGCACAAAAAAAAGCAGCGCCTGAGTTAAACAGGTTGCGGCAATTAACTCAACAGGCTATGGCTAAAACATATGAAAATCCGAACGTACAAAGGATGACAGTCCGGCAAGCATTAGCAGGATATGGTACTGGTCTTGGTGGAATTATGGCTGGCGCGCAATCAGCAGCAACAAATGAATATGGCAAAGTTTACTCAGCTACCGTTCAGGCCGCTTTAACAAATTACCAGGCAAATGTAAATGCGACTATGCAACATTATAATAATCTTTTCCAGGATTATATGAACGGCGGTCAAGAAAGCACGACAACAATCACAAGGCCAGAGCAATAAGCTGATAAAAAAACAAGGAGCGATAAAAAAAATGGGAATAGAAACAAACACAAAAGATGTAAAATCAAGTGCTGACCTTGATGCTTTGGCTGGTGACAACTTAAGGAAAAATCCTGCTGGAGGCGGCACCTGGGGCTTCAAAGATGAAAATAACGAATGGGTCACTTTGCCCGAAAGTACCATTAATGAATATATGTCTGATCCTCAAAAAAAAGAAATTGTTTTAAACCAAATAATCAGCAGGGATGATGCAGGTGGACAATCACAGGTTCCTAAAAAACCTGATGAAAGCGCTTTTGGCTCGCTTTCCCAAAGAATGAAAGAGATAGCTGGTGAAGGAAACACGCAACAAGTATGGAAAGAAATACATGCTGATGCTGATAAATTCGGCGGAGAAACATCAAGTCAATTTTCAAAGGAACCGCAAATTAAAGAACCGGATGTAACGGCTGTAAATTTTGAAAAATATAAAGAACAGCAAAAAGCAGACCTGCTTAAATATTTTGTTCAAGAGGTTGGTTTCGATCCATTGTATAAATCGTCACAAGATTTATTCATAGAAAAATGGGATGAAATTAAAAATCAGACAGAACAAGATGTTTTCGGCCAAATGTTTCCAGATGAAGTGTACGAATATGGCTTTGGAATAAATGGAGACCCTAAAAGGGAAGCGCAATTTGAGAGGCAAATGGATAAAGAAAGAAAAGCCTTTTTTAAAAATGTCATTGTGCCTCAACATAAAGCGGCAATGGATGCCAGGAACAAAGCTTTCAATGACCAAGAAAAAGGATTTAAAGAAATAAAAAATAATTTTGGAGCAGAAACAAAAGAACAGCAAAAAAGTTTGGCTAATTTAACAAGTCTTCATACAAAAACAGCTACATTGAGAAAATTAAGATTTGAGGCTGAAACAAATGGAGATGATAAAGGTGTTGAGGCAGCGGATAACGCACTTGCAGCAAATTTTAGGGCAATTGCATTACAAACGCAAAGTATGGAAAATAATGAGGCCAAGGGTAAAGGAAAAACTGGAATTGAGAATAAAAAACCATTGCCTCAGCAAATTGTTTCTCTTATAGGAAATATCGGCCTTTCACCTGAAAAGCAAAAAACCTTAACAACGATAATGCAGGAAGCAATAACCAATGTTGGTAGTGCAAATCCAAAAGCATTACAAACTGAAATAGAAAAAATAGCAAAAAAATATGAGTTTGATACCAGTGTTCTCGGTGGAAAACCGAAAGAAACAACACAATTAAAAAAACCTGGGAGTGATAAGTTTTATAAAATACCGCAAGATCGTACTAAATCTAACAAAATACCGACCAATCCGAATAAAGGTAAATAAATAATGAGTAATTTTTTTTATGAACTTTCATCTTTGGCGGGTGAAGATCAAGAAAACACAGAAAAACCAAATATTATTGGAGAGGCTTCTTCTGAGAATGTTTCTTCTGAGGATCGCTCTTCTATAAATAATCCGCCTAAAGATAATTCTTTTTTTGATTCACTTGCTACCTTTACAGCAGATCCAGAAGTAACTCCAGAGCAAGGAGAGGAGCAATCTTTTTTTGATGGCCTCTGGACAATTACCAAATCAATTCCTTCAATATTTACAGACGTTGCGCCTGAAGTTATGGGTAGAACATTAAGGCGTGGGGATGAGTCGCTAAAAGAGTCTGGCCTTGACAGATGGATTGAAACTAATAAAAAAGAACGTGAGCGCAGAAAAACTTTAACAGAAAAAGAAAAAGAACAAACTTGGCTTAAAATTCCTTTTACGGATCAAAAAATTACGCACGGGGATCTTGAATCGGCTGCCGATTCGCTTGGATATAGTCTTGTAAATGCCATAGTCTCTTTTGGTGCAAAAGCCGGGGGCTCTGCCCTTGCAGGATTAACCGGATCAACTATTCCAATTGTGGGCACGGCGGCAGGGATGGCTACTGGATTTGCAGCTGGCACGGCAGTTTCACAAGGAGCAACAAAGGATGAATTTATTGATAGAGTCAAAGAACAATTTTTGGCAGCTCATAAAGATGAAAAAATAACGCCTGAATTAGAAAATAAATGGAAAGAGGTTTATGATATTGTTGAGTCTGACGCTGACTGGGTTGGTCTTTGGGAAGCTGGCGGGGAAACAATAGGCAATCTTTTTATGGGTGGCGTTCTTAATCTTGGGAAAAAAGCTGCTTCTAAGACGGCCATGAAAACAGCTTTAAATGAAATAAAAAAGAAAGCCGCAAGTCAAATTGGTAAAAACTTAGCTTTAAAAACCGGTCTTTCTGTTGGTAAGCTTGCAACTGTTCTAACAGAAGAAATGCTTGGTGAGACGATTACACAAAAAAAGACATCTCATTACGAGACAATTCATGGATTAAGAGACAAAGAATTGACTTATGAGGAAGCTTTTAAAGAGGTTTTAAGTTCTGTGCTACTTACTACTCCATTAATGATGGGAGGCATGAAAATCGCATCAAGGGGTGTTAGTAAAATTCAGGATAAATTAACAGATGAGACAACACAGGATACGGAATATGTAGCGGATGATGCAGGGCTTTCTAATAAATTAAAACCTACTCAAGAAAAAACCAAACCAAATTTATTAATAGAACAATTGCGGCAAGGCTATGAAGATGGTGAATTTACAAAAGATGCCTTAGAAACAATGCTCCAAGGTTTGGATGCAAACGATCTTTTACGGGCAGAAATTCAAGAAATATATTCGTCACCAATTGCTGGAACGCAAAAAGAACATCCAATTAATGCTTTAGACAAAAAAGAATTAAAACAACAAAGAATTGAAGATGTTGAAACTGGTCAGGAAGGAATAGCTCCTATCCAGAAAGAAATAACAAAAAGTTCAAAAAAAGAAGTTCCAGTTACTGATAAACCAATAATAATAACCAATATAAAAAAACAGGACCGTAGGAAAAAAGAAGCATCAGTACCAAAAGAGCAGCGGGAAGGTGAAAGGCGTGACACTGTTACAAGAGAAAATTTTGAGGCAATTTTAGAAAAAGTTGAAACAGTTGATGAGGCCAGAGGCATTGCCAGGCAAATGGCAAAAAAAGCATATATTGACCCGCTAACTAAACTTCACAACAAAGCGGCATGGATTGAAAGCTCAATTAAAGAAGACAATTTGCCTGAAGATCAAAAAAAAGAAAAATTAATGATAGATATTGATAACTTTTCCTGGGTAAATGATGTTCTCGGTCATGATGCGGGCGATCAAATATTAAAAAGCGTTGGGGATGTTATTAACAGATTTTCAGATAATGGGTATCGTTATGGCGGTGAAGAATTAATTATAACCGGTGATTCTAAAAAAGAACTTGAAGATATTGTTAAAAAAATAAAAGAAACATTAAAACATAAATTAAAAATTCGATACAAAATGGAAGCCGACCGTGAATTGTCGGATGGGATTGGATATAAAAAAGGGGAAGAATTATTTTTGTCGGGCATAGGTATTAGCTATGGGATTGATAAAGATTTAAAAAATGCGGACTTAAAGATGATTGATGAAAAAGAAAATCGTCTTAAACAAGGCAAAAGAAGTGTAAAGGGATCTGAGATTCAACGGCTTTTCCGCAAATCTTCGGAAGGGGCATGGGCAAAAAGTCAGGCAAAAAGAACAAAAAAAAAGGAGGCCACAAAAGAAAAAAATGCTGAAAAACAGCAGCAAGATATTAATTTTGAAAAACAAAAAAAAGAGATTGGGGAGCAAAAAAAAGATGTTGAGAAACAGCAACAAAATATTGAAAGCCAGAAAAAAGATGTTGAGGCCCAGAAACAAAAGATTAAAGAAACTGCCAATAAAATTGCTAAAAAAGTCCAACAAAAAAATGAAGAAATAAAAAAACTTTTAAGCCAAATTGAAAAAAGAGAAAATAAACCTGGGCTATACGATAATGTCGAGGTTATTGCATCTAAAAATTTAAACATTGATCCTGAAAAGTTTCAGTATAAACAAAGATTAAATCAGAAAGGTATTTCTGCAAAATTAAAAAATGTTCAAAAATGGGATAAAGATATTGCTGGCATTCTTTCTGTTTGGAAAGATCCAAAAGATGGAAAAATTTATGTTGTTAATGGTCATCATAGGTTTGAATTACTCCAGAGACTGGAGATAGATATGGCTTTGGTTCGGTTTTTGTCGGTAAAAACCGAACAAGAAGCCAAAAACAAAGGAGCTTTGATAAATATTGCTGAGGGCCAAGGGACGGCTGAAGATGCGGCTATGATTTTCAAAGCACTTAAATTAAACAAAGAACAGTTGCTTGAAGAGTATGGGATCGCGACAACAAATAATATCGCACAAAAAGGCATGGCATTGGCTCAATTAGCGCCTGAATTGTTTAATGAAGTTAACCTTGGTCGTTTCCCCCAAAATCAAGGAGTATTACTTGGTGATATGGTTAAAAACCATGACGACCAAAGAACTCTTTTTAAGTTAATCAATAAAAAGAAAAAAAGCATAAATATTAAAGTATTAGAGCAAATGATTTTTGACTTGCAAGGAGTAAGCCGAAAAACAGAAATACAGCAAAGCTTATTTGGCGATGAAATATTAAATCGACCATTAATAATAGAACGAGCTAAAATTAAAGAACATATCGTTTCAAACCTTATAGTCGATAAAAAATTATTCGGATTGGTAAGTGCCCCTAAAAAAGCTGAACGACTTTCCTCAGAAGGTTTTGTCGTTGATACTGAAAAGGGTAAACAAATTTCACAAGAGGCAGATTTATTAAAAAAAGCATTTGACGTTTTTGCCATACAAAAAGGGCAAATTAATGATATTATAAATCAGTACGCAAAGGAGCTTTCTAATGCAACAAGTCCAGCAGATGCAAGCAGGATCAAAAAAGAAGCCTACGGAAAAATTAGACAAATTCTTCCAGCCGCAATCAAAACAAGAAATCAAGGAATTAGCGGAGGGGACAAAGAAAGTGATCGAGCAGAACAAACATTATCAGGAGATACACGAAAGGTTATACAGCCGACAAAACACGGGTTAGAGTTAGAAAAAAAACCGAAAGAAGAAGAAATAATAAAATTTTCTACTCAAGTTGGAATAAGGCAACCATTAACCGTTGATAGTATCAAAAAAGCTTTTTCCGATACAGGCAGCGAAATAGGGCAAGATAAGGAGGGCAACCTATGGTTTCAATATCCGGGGATGCCTAAAGTTAAAATTCTTACTGTTGATTCTGTCGGTAAAGGTTTTGCAATAACGTTGCAAAAAGGTCAAATACCAAGAGCCGCATATATTTCTTCAAAAGATAATATCAGAATGGAGTTTAAAATTGGTGGGATTAGTGATCTGGCAGACATCGGGAGCCTTTTTCATGAGCAATGGCATTTGTTCAAAGATATGGGCGTTGTTTTAGATTCAGATTTAAAAATTATTCATGATGCTATTCGTGAAGATGGGTTTGATGGCAAACTTACTGAAGAAAAAGAGGCTGAGTTTATAGGTGAAATGATTAAAGGCCGATTGTTTTCCCAAGAAAGCGCTTTGGGCAAAATTGTTCAAAAGCTTTTAGATATTATGGATTCTTTGAGAAATCTTATCGGTCAAAAAACTATAAGAAGTATCGAAAAAGAAATTGCATCGGGAAAATTTGTTAAAAAAAATATTCAAAAAGAAAAGTTAAAAGATACAAAAGCTATTCGTTTCCAAATGGCAGGCGAAAAAGCAATAGGAGCGGATAAAGGTGCTCTATCTAAGGCCCAAAAAATGCTGGCTGATGGTATAGACAAAAAAGAAGTTTGGAGAAACACCGGTTGGTTAAAAGGCGCTGAAAAAGAAGACATTTGGAAGTTTGAAATTGATGATAGTAAGGCTAAATTTAATTCTAAAGTATTACAAGAAAGAACAAAAGGCGTTGGAACTAATAGCCTTTTAAGCGAGATATTAACACATGATAAATTATATAAAAACTATCCGCAGTTAAAAAATTTGTTAGTTTCGATTGAAGTTAATCCTGATATTATAGAAGAAATAGGTAGTTATTTACCAGCAATAGATAGAGCTTCTGAAGGATTAGTTGATTTAGAAGCAGAAATCGAGATTAAAACTAAATCTGTTAAAGAAGTTAAATCATTTCTATTTCATGAAATCCAGCACGTCATTCAAGACATTGAAGGGTTTGCAACAGGTGGCTCGGTAGAGCAGTTCCAAATAAATACTATTCAGGGTATGCTTTCAGGCGTTTCAAAGCAATATCAACGCTTGCTTGAAAATAAAATTCAATATGAAGATTTTCTTACTGACCAGTGGCTTAACTCCCCTGGTTCAAACTCAAAAAAAGAATTTATAGAAAAAAACAAAAATAACGAATTTATTAAACAACTTTTGGAAACATTAAAAAATATTTCTATCGAAATGGAAAATGCTCCGAAGACTGCATTTGAAGCATATAAAAAGTTGGCTGGTGAGATAGAAGCCAGAGACACATCCGTTCGGGCTAAACTAACAGCCATACAAAGACGTGAAAAATTTCCATATGAAGCCCAAGGCGTTCCTGAAAGCGAGTGGATAGTAACGAAAGGCAAAGGCACAAATTTTCAAGTTGCAAAAAATAAAAACAAACCCATAGCCTATGAAATTAAAGAAAAACAGCCGTCCATATTTAAGCCTGATAAAGAAATTTCTCATTTTAAGAATAAAAGCGTAGCAAAACAAAATCAACTTGATTTGTTCAATGGGCAAGTCAATCTTGTCAAAAAAGAATTAAAGACTCAAAAAACCAGAAAAAAATATAAAAGAATAATTGAAAAACCAGTACAAAAACAAACTATTTTACAATTTCCGACAAACCCAAATATTGCTAAAACTGAAAAAACAAAAGAAAAATTATTTAAATTACACGCTTCTCAGCACATACATCTTGTAGATACCGGTAAAATTAAAGCTGAAAGCATGTATGTTGAAAATATAGATGATGTGGCTTCATTGATGGGATTTTTAGGAAAAAAAGCACAAGAATGGTCTTATGTTATATCAGTTGATAAAAATAATAAAATTTTGCAAATTCAAGAACATTCAAAAGGCTTTACAGCATCTACAAATGTTAAACCTTTATTGGCGTTAATGCCCGCCATGCGAAACCCTAAAACTAATAAAATATATTTTGTTCATAATCATCCCTCTGAATCAGCTAAAAGTTCTAAGCCTGATAGGGCGACTATAAAAAAGTTTAATAAATTATTAAGCCTTACTAAAATTAAACAGCAATCATTAATTATTGCTAATAAAAAATATGTTTCTTTTGATGAAATGGGAGATATTGCCGAACGGCCAGTTAAAACTATACAAGAAAAAATTGATATTGCTTTTCAAGATAGAGAAAAAGTAGGAAATTTTCCGCAAGAAAAAGCTATGCTTAATTCACATGACGTTCTTAATTTTACTAATAAAAATTATCCTGGAAAAACTGGAATAGTTTTTAGAGCAGTTAATGGTATTCCTCTTGGTTTTTTAGAATATAAACCTGGTGTGCCTGCCAGAAAATTAACATTACAAATATTATCTGCCGGTGAGCGAGTAAATGCTTCTTCAATTGTTTTTGTAGACACATCAAATACAATTCCTCACTCAAAAATGGAATTTATTAAAAGTTATATTGTAAATTTTAATGATTTCTTACCGATTGCAGGGGTACAAGGAGTTGGCGGCACTAATTTAATGCCATCTTATCCAAGAGGAGGCACAACGGCGAAATTTGCTCTTAGCGATGAACTTATTTTTTCAAAAAAATCAAAAGGAAAAGAAAAAGATAAAAAACAAGAAAAGAAAAATTTAAAAACAAAAAAAATACCCGAAACAGATCAACTTACAAAAAGTCTTGCGGCACAATTAAAAAAAGAATTGCCGGAAAATATGTTTGTGGCTGTTGACGAAAAAGAAATTGATAATAAAAAACGAAACGATCATAAATTAATAGAAAAAGCTTTTAATAAAAAAATCATATACTTCCAAAACAATAACCCTGAAATATATGATTTTAATGGTGTTGTAGCTGGTCGAGTTAAAGACACTATCTTTATTAATACAAATAACACCAAGCCTATGCTTAAAATTATAGGGCATGAAGCTGTTCATGAGTTAAAAAAAGATAACATAGGCCTTTACGAAGCACTTGAATCTGCTTTAATAGCGCAATCTGGGAAGCTACCAGGTTACACAGATAAAGTCATTAAATTAAAAAAAGAAAAAGGTACAAGAAATATTACTGGTTCGATTGAACTTGAAGAAATAATTGGTGATTATGTTGGAGACCAATTAACAAATAAAGAATTTTTTGGAGAAATTTTTCAAAAAGATAAAACTCTTTTCAATAAAATCATTGGTTATTTAAAAAAACTTTTTGACTCTTTTGCCGAAAAAATTAAAAAAGATAAAAATTATTATGAGGCAACCGCTAAAGATGTAAAAGAAACCAGAGATTTGTTAACTTTAATTTTTAATGAATATAAAACAGCGCGCCAAGGCGGGGCACAAATTTTTGTACCTGAAAAAGATTATGCATTGGATGAAATACAGTTTTCTATAAAAGACAAATTTGATTTAATTCGGCATCCTATTCAACAAACAATGGGCAAAGAATTAAGGTCTGGTGAAATTGTGGGTGATTTTATAATCCGTAAACTTCAAGATAAATTTATTCGCCTAAAACGATTACAAGAAATTTTAAATAAAAATAAAATGCCGCATGATCTTGATGTTTTTTTGGCTACTAAACTCTTCCCGGGTAAAGTTGGAGACCAATTAAAGCGGTTTGAAGAAAAAATTGTAGATCCATTATTGGAAAAAATTGCCAAGGCAAAAATAGATATCCAGGAACTTGATGATTATGTTTATGCAAAACATGCTTTAGAAGAAAGAAATGAGATTAAAGGAACTGAGCAAACTTCTGGTTCAGGGATGACAAACAAGGAAGCCAGGGAAATTTTAAAAAAATTTGATGATGAAAAAAAGGCAACACGTTTAAAAGAACTTGCAAAGGATGTTTATGCTATTAATGAAAAGCGATTAAAAATGCTTTATAATGCCGGCATGATCAGTAAGCAAACATATAATAATGTGCGTAATAAATATGATTTTTATGTGCCATTAAGAGGAAAAGATGGTGAACCTGTTATTGGCGGAGTCGGTAGGGGTTTTGACGTTTTTGACTCTGGATTAAAATATGCCATGGGACGGGAATCGAGAGCTCAAAGTCCTGTTGCATGGTCAATTGTCGGGACATCTGAAACAATTATTAAAATCAGACAGCATGAAGTTTCTAAAAAATTTCTTAATTTAGTGCGCAAGTATCCTAACCCAGATTTATGGTCAATAAATAAATCGGTTATGAAAAAAAAATGGGATAAAAAAACACAAAAAATTAAAAAAATTCTTGTGCCAGCCTGGGCACAAAACCAAAAAAATTTTATCCATGTCTATGAGGATGGTGTAAAACAATATATTAAAATTGAAGATCCTTTAGTCCGAAAAGCAATGTTGCAAATGAATGCACAACAAGTAAATATTTTGATTAAAACCGCTGCAAAAATAAACAGATATTTTGCAACAGTATACACGGCCTTAGATCCTGAGTTTATATTAAAAAATGCATTTAAAGATGCTGAGGCAGCAGCCTTTAATCTTGGGTCAGAGCATCCAAAGAAAATTTTAAAAAATGTAATAAAAGACTACCCGAAGGCAATGCGATCTCTTTATAGGGGATATCGTAAAAAAGATGAAAAAAAGGGGAATGTAGAATGGAACTCTTGGCAGAAATTATATCATGCGCATGGTGGCGCTGTTGGTTTTTTTGGGCTTAAAAATTTTGATGCACAAGCAAAAGAAATTGAAAAAAAGATTAAAATAACTCGAAGAGGGAATAAGGCCGCCTATAAAAAAGCGTTAAATACGACATTCGCATATATCACAGATGTAAATAAAACAGTTGAAAACACTGTCCGTTTATCGGCCTTTAAAAATCTTGTTGAAAGCGGAATGTCAATGCCGGATGCTGCCATGTATGCAAAAGAATTAACAATTAATTTTAATGATAAAGGCGAGTGGTCTGACCATATTAATGCAGCTTATTTATTTTTTAATGTAGGCGTTCAGGGCCCTGTTCGAGCAATGAAAGCGTTAAAATCTAAAAGAGGAAAAAAAATTGCTGCCAGCGTTATTGCAACAGCTTTTGGTGTTACAGCTATGAATTATTTTAGTGGTGGTGTAGATCCAGACGATGATGAGCCTTATTATTTTAAAATTTCAGAACACACAAGACGAAATAATTTTTTAATAATGAACCCTTTTTCTGATGAAGGCGATGCTTT